TAGCTTACTGCTTTGCAGAAAAAACTGGGTTTAGTAAAATTGGTAGATATACAGGAAGCGGAAGTACTGATGGACCATTTGTTTATACTGGATTTAAACCTGCTTTTGTTTTAATTAAAAAAGCAACAGGTTCAGCTGACAGTTGGTTTATTAATGATAATAAAAGATCACTATCAGGTGGTTTTAATACTAACTCATATTACATGAGACCAAATGAAAATGCTGTTGAAGGAACAGCTGCATCTTTAGCAATAGATATATTATCCAATGGTGTTAAAATAAGAAATACTGATACGGCTTATAATAATAATAATTCTACATATATCTATATGGCATTTGCAGAAGCACCATTAGTAGGCAGTAACAACGTACCATGCAACGCAAGGTGAGGAGAAAATAAATTATGACAAAAGCAAGAGACTTAGCAAATGTAATATCTGGTAGTGGTTCACTTAATGAAGCAGTTATACCTAATTTAGCAGCTTCTAAAATTACTTCTGGAACTTTTGCAGATGCTAGAATTTCTAGCTCAAGTGTTACTCAACACTCACCATCAGTAGATTTACAACCTGTAAAATCTGACATAACAGCTTTAGCTTTAAGAGAAGCTACTAATGAAAGTTCTGCTTCTTTTAATTTACCTAATCAATTTATTGATACTTTTGCTACAGATACTGTAACTAAAACTACTACTGGAATAGATTCTGCTGGTTTTGCTTCTTCTATTTTTTTAGGTTCTGCATCATTAATAGATTATGACGACATTGATGGTTCAGGATTAGATGTAAAATATAAAACAAGTGGAAATTTAGCAAGTAGTGGTTCTATGAATGTAACATCTTTTACAAATTTAAGTGATAATAGTTTACACAACAGCATTGATGCACACTATCAATTAAATAGCAACTGGAGTGGTGTTGGTGGAATGGTATATGCTGTTAATACTCCATCAGGTACTTCGGATAGCACTACTCATTTTATGATTTTGGATTTTGGTTCAATACTTACATTTGGTGGTGTTTGGTATATTGGTAAACAAAATGGTTATGGTGATATGAGAAAAATGCAATTTCAATCAAGTTTAGATGATAGCTCTTATTCAAATATAGATTTATCTAATGTAACAAATACTGCAATTTCTTATTCTGGAGCAACTTTAGGATCAGGAAGTAAAGGTGGTGGAACTCTTGGTACTGCAAGTTCAGATGGAAGTTTTATTTTAGCACAACATACAGGAGTATATTATTCTTCTATGAATACAATGGGTAATTTCCCATCAACAAGAGCCAGATATTTAAAAATATTTTTTCATAATCAATGGTCAGGAACAGCTAACGCAAATGCTGGATTTAATTTAAATATTACTAAACAAGCAGAAACAGTAAGTGCAACAGGAACAATTATACAAGCTGCAAACACAGTAGGATCAGCTAAAACAAAAGTTGGCGGAACAATGTTATATAAAGATAATGCTGGAACAGCTACTTTAGGGACAGATTTAAAAATATACTTTACTTGCAATGGTGGANCAAATTGGACAGAAGCGACAAGCTATTCTGCAATTACACCAGTTTATTCTACAGGAATTAAACAAGTAAGATTAGGTGAAACTACTTGTACTTCAGGTACTGATATTAGATACAAAGCTGTATGGAGTAATCAAGCAAGTGGCTCTAAAGAAACTCAATTACACGGCATCGGTCTTAACTACTAATTAATGGATTAGCATGAAGTTTATGTTAATATTAAAGGTGTGTTCTGCTGTACACTTAAATTGTTTGCCACCAATTCATGACAATTTTCTGTTTAATTCTTGGTCAGAATGTGCTAATGCAGGTTATCTACGAGCTATTCAAACTACTAACGAAATGGATAGTGGTGTAGTGAATAGAAATAAAGTTGTTGTTAATTTTGAGTGCGTAGAAGTTGATGAATCATAGGAGAATATTATGGATAAAATGATAGGAACATTTTTAGAAGAAGTAACAAAATTTTGGGAAAAAGTAAAAAGCTATGTCAAAGACAAAATTAAAAAAATCGTTTGCAGCTGTAAGTGCCAAAAAACAGATTAGAGAGTACGCAGAAAAAAATAATAGTTATCGTATCTCAACTCATGAGAAAGTATGTGCTGAACGTATGAAAACTTTATTTAAAGCTATTGATGAAATGAGAGTAGATATAAAAAANTTNCACTCTGATATGAATAAGGGTAAAGGTGTTATCAGTTTTTCTTATTATCATAGGTGGACTTATAGGAGCTGTAATTAGCTTTCTTTAAATGGAATGGCTAAACGCAGACAGACAGCTTCTGTTGGACTTTACAATGAACTTATTGCACAGGCAGAATTTGCCAAAGACCCAAACAAGATTGTGTTTGTTCCGGCTATGGGAAAAGGACCAATAGATATGGTTGTTTTAGATATAGACACAGGCAAATATCAAGCATATGATGTTAAAAGTGCTAATTATAGAAAGACAGATTATATACCTAAAGATACCTATAAACGAAAAGCAGGAAGTTTAATTAATAGAGGTCTCACTCCAGAACAAAAAAAATTAAAGGTTAAGATATATTATAATAAATAATATGGACACAACTGAAATTATAAACGAGTACAAAGATCAGCTTAGAATACTTAAACAACAAATTAATGAGCTTGAAGATGCCGGAAAATCTAAGGATGCCGCCAATAAAAGATGTTTGCAAAAACTAGAATTTTCAACTAAAGATTTAGAAGATGCACAAGCTAAAATTAAAGAGTTAGAGGAACAAATAAAAGGATCAAATGATACCATATAGATTATTATTTAACATAGGTTCTAAAGCTGCGGGAACTTTTATGGAAAGACGAAGAGAAAAAAGCGAAAGAAAACACGCAATAGCTTTAGCAGAGATGGAGACTGGAAACGAAAGAGCAAAAAGAAATGGCTCTTTGTTTTTAGATTTAATACTAGGTGCTTTTATTCTAGCACCTCTAGGTATTCTTGCTTATGCTACGTTCTGGGGAGATATAGATATGTTTAAAGAAGGTAGAGTTTTACTTTGAACAATTAAAAAATATACCAGAAGTATATTTATATTTAATTTTTATCGTTGTAGGTGGTAACTATGGTATATCAGTTACTAATTTATTATCTGGAAAAAAATTTAATAAAAAATGACACTAGCTACACAACAATATAAATAAGAAAGTAAGTTTATTATCTCAACAAACAGGCAAATATGGCAAGAGTAAAGTTCGATCTGCAAAAACCAAAGCACGAAAGAATACCAAAAAGAACAAGTATAAGTAAACGTAAGAAACCTAAATTTAGTTCTATGAATAAAAATAAAAAAAAATCTTGGAAGAAAACTAGAGGTCAAGGCAAATGAAAGTAAATGAAAATTCTGTTGTGAGTTTACCTATTAGAAATCTTTTAGCTTTGTGTGCTGCCGTAGCTATGGGTATTTTTGCTTATACAGAAATTACCGCTAGACTTACATCACTTGAAACTTCAAGAGAATTACATCAAGCTGACTTACTAAAAAAAAGTGAACAGCTACCTACCGACCAAGAACAATTTATGTTATTAGAACACATTGCTGGACAAGTAGAAAATATACAAAAAGAAATGGAAACGATGAGAAATAATAACGTGAACATAACTTATGCTATGAAAGATATAGAAAAGATTAAAGAAAGTTTAGAAGCTATTAAAGATAAAGTTAGAAAGAATGGTAATCATTAATGGAATTAGTTGTAGCACTTCTCATGTATCTTGGTGATCCTCCGGTTTTAAAGGAACACTTACTTATGCCGAACATCTCAGAATGTTTGAAGAGAAAACGTATATCAATGAGATCAACAAACAACGCACAGTTTCAATGCATGAAAGTTAATGCTGTTGTTAAAGATGGTAAAATATTAAGCATATCAAAAACAGATTAATGTATTCAATCATTTGGTTTCGAAATGATCGTTGGCAAATATTTACAAACGAAATATGGCAGACAGAAAAAGAAGCATTAGACTATGCTAAACGAGGTAACTTTAAAAAAAAAGATAAATGGAAAGTTGTGTTATACAATAAAAAATATTATATATAATTATGGCTATAGATTATAGAGGAGAAAAATTTTCAGGTTACAATAAACCTAAAAATGCAAGAACTAAAACTAAAAAGTTTGCGGTTCTAGCAAAAGTAGGAGATCAAGTAAAGCTAATTAGATATGGCGATGCTAATATGACCATTAAAAAAAATAATCCTAAAAACAGAAAAGTCATTCAGAGCTAGACACAAATGTGATTCTGCAACCAGTAAGCTCACAGCTCGATATTGGTCCTGCAAAAAATGGTAAGAAAAAAAACTTGGGTTAAATCAAAAAGACAAAGAGTAATTAAATGTGGTACTTGTACTATGTGCGATAAACCTATGATGTCAGATGAAGGTGGTTGGATTATTAATGCAGAAAAAAAATTCTTTTGTGAAAGACATCGTGCTAACGAACATAGTTGCTTTGATGAATATTTAAAACAATATAGAGAGTGGAAACAATTACAACTGTAGTTGTTCTTTAAGTTCTTTAAACTCTTGGTGTATTGTTTTTTCTGACGACCAAAATCTATCTCCCATAAATTTTAATCTTCTATGATGAATAACTGTTGAGTGATCTATCTTTAACATTCTACCTAACTCAGATAAAGATATACCATACACTTCTAAGAAAAGATTAATCATAATACTTCTTGCTCTAACTAAATATTCAAATCTTCTTGTCCCAAGCAATTTATCTCTTCGCATTTCATATCTAATGCAAATTTTATTAACAAGAGCATCAAAGGTATTACGACCTACACATTTTCTTTCTGTGGGTATTTTATTTTTTTTATCTTCTTCTATCTTTTGTTGTTTTAATTTTAATTTAAACAACTGACCTTCTATCTTTGCTTTGTTTTGTTGTAATGACATTCTATAACCATTCTTAAATCCAGTTTTGTATAACATTAGTTCTCTTCCTGTTAGTTCTCTATACATTGGAGCATTCATGGCTTGTTTTAATTGTGTAAGTGTTTTCATTTGCGTAGCATCCCCTCTGTTGTTTGCACAACCTTTTGTTGTTTTTTTAATAATGTATTAATGACTATCTGTTTGCCATTAATTGCTCTCTGCATTCAGCAACTTCCAAATGTAAGTTATAGCTTTTCAACTTTCAATTTGTTTAGCTTTCTGTACTGCTTGAACATATAACTCACTTTTCTTCCTTTGTTTGTCCATCAGTTTTTGCAGACGACTTTTGATGTTTTCCATCACCAGCATCCTCCTTCACTTTTGTAAAGTCCCATTTTATCTCGGAGACTTTTACTTCTACTAACTCTCCCTCAAATGAGGGGTCGGCAGCTTTCTCTACGGAATCAAATCTTTCTACATATTGAAAGAATGCTTGTCCGTTTCTTGTTCTTATATAGGATTTAACCCTTTTGTCAATCATTGTAATCTCTTTCTAATATAAACTGTAGATTTTGTATGGCTTTTAGTATATCCTCTTTGCCGTTTTTAAAGGAGTGTCTCGAAACATATTTAATAACGCATCCTTCCGCAAATTGCATACGATTAGCTTGTATATATTCAATAGGTTGGATGTTAAAATTATCTTTATAATGTGACCCACCTATTTGTTCTTTTGGACTTTTCAAAAAATTATTACTCCTAATATAAATCCTGCAAGAAACCAAAGTATCTCTTGTCTATAATACAAAGACCATATTTCAAATTTTTCTATATATTTTTTCATAATTTTATAGGGACAGAGCAAGGCTACTATGTGATTTCTCTTGATGTCCCATAATTTATCTTACTTGTTAAAGGGGTCTCTGTGGGGAGGAAAACAACTAATGAAAAAGTCAAGGGTAAATGACTAAAACTCCCCACAAAGATGTCAAGATTATTTAAAATCCAGACTGTTTATTTGTACCATACGCAGCTTTTTTAGCAAACGTCTTTTGTGGTGTAAAAGATGGTTGTCCACCACCGCTACTACTAGCAGAACTAGGAGTATTAGGGGATAACTTAATTGTTATACCACCAGTAGGATTACCATTGTCATCTTTGGTATTCCAACCTGCCTGATTATACCATGCGTTGCCAACCTTAACTCCGATTGTCCAGTTCTTACCTTTGGCTTGTGCTTCCACGTTAGGTGGTGCTACCCAATCAGGATGTTTATCTTCTGTTTTTTTTTCGTTGGGTATTACATTTACCCATATAGCTTCATTGCTCATTTTTTCCTTTTGTTACCTGCAACTTTACAGATTTAAAGTCTCTATATTGTTGCACATTATTTAATTCCAACTCTTTAGCATCAGCAACTTTCTTTAATTGCTTGTATACTTTAGAATTGTTTTTCATAAGATATTGGATTTCATGCTTATATTTATCCGCTAGATTATAAAACTCTTTAGAGCTTTTAGCTAACCGGATATATCCTTTTATCTCTTCGGCATCCACATTATCATCAAGATAAACTGGACTTGTTTCTTTGGATTGCTCCTTAGAAATTTTATTAAAAGGTTTAGCTTCATAGCCATCTTCGTCTTTTACACCTGTCTTTAGATTTAAAAGATTTAAGAAAGCATACTTTCTGGAATAAGACATTGCCTTACCTGTTCCAAAAGCATCTATACCTCCCATTGCTGAACAACCATCAACTATTACAAAACTTGTTGGGTTGTCAATGTCATGTACTTTCATTGTACAAACAACCATGACCGCATCTGTTTTATCCATAACTTCCGTTAGATAATTACAAGTCACATACAAGTTATTATCGAGTAATGCTTGTGTAGCAACTTCTTGTACTGCGTCATGTAGTAAGGGATTAAAGTGCATCCCTCCTTTTTTTTCAGCTTTTTTTACTCCACCTGCTTGTAAACAAGCTGAGTGTAGTTTTTGATATATGTTTTTCTTCATACGTTCCTTATGTTGTTATTATTAAAAGGGTAATAGACCCCAAACTTTTTGTGCATAAATAAAAGTGTATGTTGCAACAACTTTTGTTTTATATACTAGCCAAGACATAGTTCCTTTCTGTTAGTTGTTATTCTTAATTCCCCAAAGTTTACTAATTAATTGTGTCTGTTCTGTGGCTAAATCTTTATAATAATAATAATGATTTAAATCTGGTGGCTCACACATTAATGCAAGTTCAGATAGATTGCCTTTGCAGAACATAATCATTCGTTCCCACAATAAAATTTTCTCTACCATTTTAAAGTATAGAAACTCTAGGTGTTCTTTACGCATTAACTCATGTTTATTATCGAATATAATATGTTCTTTATCATTCGTATAAATTAAGAATGGTGTCTTTTTAGAACACATATAATAAAACGCAGTTTGAGTTAAATTTTCTATAGTAGGTTCAGTTGGTAGTGCTTGACTACTCATTGAGTATTCTTCTTTAAACTTTACTTTTCTTAAATTAGGTGGCTTCGTTTTTAATTCAATCATTACATCATCAGTTTCATAATCTATCTTACCCAGAATTTCTTTAATCATTGTCATTTCTTTTTTTCTTACATGACGTTCACATTCTAATTTACTTTTACCTATAATATCTTGAACAACCTTTTTTGTGACTGCAATACAATCGTGTGCAAAGTCTACCATTTGTTCTCTGCCATAAGCATCCTTGTCATCTACAGGTTCTTTCTTGTTAATTTCTGATAGTTCTTTTTCAAATGATATTTTATAATCTCTATCCCACTCTGTTATGGCTTGTTTTTCTCTCTTCCAAATTGTATCGCCAATCAATCTTTGGACAGTATTGTTTACTAAATTACCAAAATTAGCTTTGTATCTAAAAGGAAAAGTTCGTCTTACATTTTGTGGAAAGGTATAATTAATTAAATTTTTAGCAAAAGGTGTAGACGTAGATGAATAAGACCAATGGTCCAATCCTTTGCCACCATTAAATATGGAAAATGCTTTTTTTATATCTTTTCTTTGCATAGTTGTTTGGCGGTGTTATATACATAGTTTTCCACTATGTCTATATAAATATTGACTTGTGGATAAATATACCTTATTGGTTATACAAATTAACAAATCAGAAAGAAACAACAAATGACACTTAAAGAATGGATGAAGAAGAATAAGTTAAGTTGTAGTGAAACCGCCAAGAAAGTTGGTATTCATAATATTAATCCAAGCACAAATATTTATAGGTATAAAGAAGGACAAAGAATACCTAGAAAGTCAGAGATGAAAAAAATATATTTAGGCACAAATAAAGAAGTTCAACCTAATGATTTTTATGACTTCATCTAAACCTAAATTTAAATATAAAAGAGTGAAAATTATTTGGCAGGATATTGTCACTAACCCAGAATGGTTTGAAGATTTATCTGATGTAGATAAATTGTCTTATAGTTGGTGTGAAGATACTGGCTATCTTTATTATAAGGATAATAAGATGTTAAAAATATTCTCATCGTTTTCTTATGATGGAGATAAACTATCTATAGGCACAGTCACGACATTTCCGAGATGTGTTGTAAAAAAAATAGAGGTATTAAAATGACTTATGTAGGTATATTTGATGAGATTGCTTTATCTGTAGCGACTAAACATTTTAAAAAAAAGATTAGAAAATTAAAAAAAGAATTAAAAGATATACAACAAGATAAAACTAGAGGTCAAAATGATCTTGAAAGAATTATTGAAGAACAAAAAAAAGAAATAGATACTTTAAAAACCCAGATTGATATTAAAGAATTAGAGATTGAAACATTAAAAAAATGAGATTATTTTTATTATTAATACTTATACCTTTGACTAGTTGTGCTGATATTATGCTATTAGGTAGTAGTTATGGTGTTGTAGGATCATCTAATACTTATGTTAAAGCATATAACACTATAGATGTTGTTTCTCTTGCAACAACAAAAAAGGATATTAAACAACACGCATTGGACAAAATACAAAAGAAGAAAGAACACCAACCGGTAGCTACTTTAAATCAATTAAAGCTCATTACTAAACAATTAGTACAATTAACTGCATTACATAAAGAGGTTAATTTAAAATTAGATCAATTAACAATACAGGTTGAGCTTAATCAAGAAGATGTAGATACAAGACTTGTTGATTTAGAGACTAATAAGTTAGTTGCTTTTTATAAAACAAAATATGCTAATCTTATAGCTATGCACAAAAAATCTAAATCTTATAAATCTCCAAAAGAATTAGCCATTGTTTTACAAACTAAACTTAAAAGACAAAAGGAATTTGATTGATGACTTATAACCCTTTGCCTATCTTTTGTACTATCAAACCTAGTTTTATTCATGGTTTAGGTTTGTTTGCTACAAGAGAAATAAGGAAAGATACTGTTTTAGGTGTATCTCATGTTAGAGTTCAAAATGAGTTATTTCGCACTCCGTTAGGAGGATTTTTAAATCATTCGGAAACATCTAATTGCGAAAGAGTTGAAGTTCTTGGTCAAGATAGATGGGTATTAAAAACAACAACAGATATTATGCCAGACCAAGAGCTGACACTAACTTATACTTTGTATAAACCTGATGAGATTTGCTAAATACTTTGACAAAGACCTATATTCTAAATGGCATAGATTATGGGACGGGATCGCTATGTGTGATATTGATAGTGTTGAAATCTGTAAGAATAAAGGTTGCTGGAAACCATTAGCTATTATTGAGCATTTATATGATACTGGCTCTGATAAAAAGAAATACACCAACATAGTAGAACAGATAGGTAAAGGTTTAAATATCCCTGTTTATCTCGTATATTACAAAGAGGTAGAGGATGATACTCTGGAGTTCAGAGTTGCTCAAAAATACCCTATCTCCGGTCCATTAAAGACTATGTCTGAGCAGGAGTGGGTTGGTACTTTGTTTCATCTACAGGCAGAGCATCAGAAAATTTGTAAACACAGAAAATAAGGCAATGCAAAAATATTTACCGCACATTCGAATACCATTTAAACTCTTTGATGATGAGAGGATAAGAAAGATACCGGAAGAACACCGATCATCTTCTTTGCTAATCCTCATTGCGTTGTTAAAGTTTGTAAATACCCAAAATGGACAATGTTATCCACGTCAAGCCACAATATCTAGTATGGTTTGTTTACACCGATCTACTATATATAGATGTACTGAATTACTACAGGAAGTTGGTATCTTAAAAACTAAACGACTTAAATCTACTTTGCTATATACTATTCATTCTGATTACCTTGTGCATAAGAAATACAATGTCTCATCAAAAGACAGTAATGTTTCATTAAAAGACATGACAGGTCGCATGATGACTGATATTAGTAAAACTACCATTAAAGAAACTATCATATCTAACTTAGTAAAAGAGATTGTTAGTAATGGAGGGGATAAGGAACATATTACGGATAAATTAGCTACTCTACCCCGCAATACCCTTACTAAAGCAATTCAAGAAAAGGATAACCCTTATTATTGTTCTTTAGCTCTCAGTAAACAAGACGAAAAAGGCAAAGGTGTGCTGGTGGCTATACCTAGAAATATTATTAGTGATATTAGAAAGAAAACTCATTTCGGTTATCAACAAAAGGTAAACAAGACTAAACGAGATCATGACAGGAAGATTAAGTCAAAAGATTTATTGCGAGGCGATAGCAAAGACTAGCGGTAAAAGATGTAGAGCCAAAGGATATTTTACACCTACAAGTAAACGATTTCTTTGTAGATTTCACAAAGGTTGCTTTTCAACAGATAGCAAGACCAGAAAATACAAAGGACTTTTTAGAAATAATAAGTTAAGTATAGACAAAAAGATTATTAGATTAAAAAACTTAAAAAATTTTAGAGATAAAACAGATGAACAAATCAAAGAGTATATCCAAAGTGAAGAAAAACGATCTCACTCTTTCGGATATAGAACAAAGTACTATACTAGGCACTATCTACGATGGAGGTCTAGCCATAGACGTAGCAAAAGACTTAAAGATCAGCTTACGGACTTTTTACAGGTACTTAGAGACAAACCCAAAGTTTAAAGCTGAGTTTAATAAAGCTCAGGAAGTAGGCATTAAAACTTTAGTTGAGAAAATGCTACAAATATTTGATACTGGACAAATGGACCTATCCCCGAATGAACTTTTATTTATTCGAGAAAAAAAAGATTTTCTTAAATGGTTAGCTCCAAGAGTATCTAGCTTATTTACTGAAAAGCAAAAGATTGATGTCAAGTCTGATAGTGTCGTAAAAATTTCATGGGAGAGTGAACCTGATCTTATTGATGTAAGTACTGCCGAAACAGTACCTACACCACCAAAGGATAACTAAATTTTAAATGAATTAAGTTTTACTTTATTCCAATTTTTACACCTAATAGATTTATGAGCTGATGTCATTTCAGCTTTATCTAAATCTAAATTAACTTGTATTGATAAACCATTTAAACAAGCACTTCTGCTAGGATCATCACTTTTAAAATCTAATGGTATATCAAAACCGACTTGTCTTTTATCACTATGTAAATATAAAAAAGTATCTTCCTGTTGTAAAAGATAACTTAATATATCTTCCTTATCTTCCAATGTAGATTTCTTTAAAAAATCTATTACTCTCTTGTTCATATTTCCCCTTGTTTAGTTGTTTGTTTTTATAATGAGTGTAGATAACACCTCTTACACTCAAAATATTTAATAGAGTTAATCTAGCTAACTCTGTTAAATTTATTTTACCACTTGCTATCGAAGTATTTTGATAAATATTTTTGTTGTTTTTCATATTGTTTTTTCTTTTCATCTTTGTACCATTGATAACCAAACACTACAACGGCAGTTAGTATAATTAATATTAATTGCTTTTCACTTGTCATATTTTAACCTTTTAAATTCTCTTTTAATTTTTCTTTTTAATTTTTTATGACTTAATATTATATCTGTTTTACGAAAAGATAACTTACTTAAATCGTAATCGTGTATTAAAGTTTCCATTATAACATCAATATCAAATATAATATGTTCTTTTAATTGTTTGATTTGCTTCTCGCTACTCATTATTTATTTCCTCCGCTTTAAAATGATCTTTATCATAATCAAAAAACCACTCATCACTACCTTTTAAAATTGCGTCATCGTAGTCTTTAGCTTTGACTTCAATTTCCCACTCAATACTTACTTTGTATGTTTTTTGCTTCTCGCTACTCATTTAATAACTCGCTACTAATAGTATTATTTTGTAATATAGAATCAACTTGTTGCCAATTTTTAGCTTTCTCTATTGCTTCTTCTTCAGAATTAGCCTTAACCTCACACGTATAAATAATAGTTTGTTCTGAAGTATCTGTTAATTTATATGTTTTCATTATTTCCCCTTTTTGTTTTTTTTTCATTTATTTTTAATCTTCTACTTATTGGTTTTTCAAAAATAACTTGACCCTTACTATTGATACGTTCTATATCAATTAACTTATCATCTGCCTCTAAATCACCGATTTCTGTCCATTCGTGATTATAATTATATTTTAAATCGTGTGCTTTTCCACTTGCCTCTTCTCTGTTTTTAGCCTCAATAGTTATTTGATAATGTTGCAAAAACCCTCTCGTTGCAATAAATTTATATTTTTTCTTCTCGCTACTCATCTGATACCTCCTTTACTTTAAATCTTACTTCAAATATTCCGTCATCATCCTTGCCATAGTGAGCCATTATTTGATTGTCATTTATAAAATCACATACAAGTTTTTCAACATAATTCCTTGAAAAAACTTCGTAATGGTTAGGACTATTTTTTATTTGTTTTTTCTTTTCTTCATACATTCTAGCTTTGTTGCTATCTTGTAATTCTGCTTTCTGTTCGTAGTTCATTTAATTAACTCCTTTATTTGTTTATTATTATATCCATAAGTTTTTAAACATTTGTAAAGTTGTTTTTTATTTATAATCTTATCAAAATAATCTTGAATTATATTGTTAATTGTATGTTCCATTTGCATATTATAATTATTGCTCATATTATTTTTCCCATCTTTTGATTTGTCTCAATAGAGCTTCAGCACATCCAGAACGACCATAGTTTATATTATCAGTCCCGTCTGAACATATTTCTTCTAAATTATTATCTTTGGCATTAACAATTTCTTCATTATGTTTTATTTCGTCTTTTAACCATTTTTTTATTTTACTTATTGTTGTCATGTTTTTTTTCCCCTTGTTTAAGTTTGATTTCATCTTTCCAAGTATCAATCATTTCTTGTTCTTTTTGTGTTGCTTTCTTGTCAGCAATAAACTTTTTAACATGATCCGGAAGGATATTAGAACCTATAAAGCCGTCTGAACAAATATACTCAAATGGTTGCATATGCTCTAATTCTTTGTCTATTTTTTTAAACATTTTTGTTCTTTCTTTATAATGATTGAAGCTAAAATATAACCACCGATTATTTGTGTACCGGTAATTAAACAACCTAATAAAGTTATATCTAATATTAAATTAAACATTAATTAAGCTCCATTTGTGCAAACACATTATCTATTAATTGAGCTATAAGGTATTCTATACCTAAATAGCTCAAAAATAAAATCAATGTAATCAAGATTGATACTATCATTATTTGCTTAAACATTTAAATGTCTTGCAACCTCTTCAGGTGTTAAAACTCTAACATCTTTAATATTGCAATTATTTTGTCTCAACCATTTATTGATATGTTTTGTAGTCGTCATAGAGTATTTTTTAGAAGTTTTAAAAAAACCCTTTTCATCTAATCCGGCTACCGGTGTCGAGTATGAGAAAAAAACACTTTCGCAAGGTGTTTTCCCGTTTGTTATCTCTGTCTCGTTGTTTCCGTGTTTTATTAGTTTTATCATTTTTTACCCTTTGTTAGTTGTTTATTATTATTATACTTTTTATTGTGTCGTAATTTAGGCATTATCTATTAATTTTACTTGTCTATAAATATAACCATTATCTAAAACTTGCTTTTGTTTTTTGCAAACACCTTTTAAAACAAGTTTATTAACAATATTTCTTGTTGCCTTGTCGTTTCCGTACCATTGCCAATTTTTATTTGCTTTTAAAAATTTAATTAAATTTTTCATTTTTTCCCCTTTCCCTATTCTAAATTTAAAGATTTTTTTAAATATTGTATAGTTGGAACTTTATTTAAAACTTCATCTTTAGTTTCACCTGAATAAAACTTACCATACCATTTTAAGAAATAAGTATTATTTATTTTATAAATTTTATTTCCTATTGTAATATTTTTCATAGCAAGTTGATTTTTAAGTTTTTCTTCAACTATTGTGTTTATCATTGCCAAAATGGTATAAAATAAATAAGGCATAAATAAGGCATATATTAATTATTTTATGTGTGATATATTTGCAACACTATGAGATACACTTATTCAATAAAGGACCAATCTGGCAAAGAGGAAGAATATGAAGCCATGAGTTATAAAAAGCTATTGAAGAAGTTATCAATTAAATACAAGGACCAATTAATTAAGATCAAATATATTAATAAACATAAGAATGAATTGATTAAGTTGGTTAAGATTAAAGAAGTTGAGTAGAAAGTTGATATCCATTTACATTAACAACGTTTGTTTTCAATGCGTATATAGTCGGATAGATTACTAGCGATAATCTTTAGTTATCGGTAATAGTAAATGCCTGTAATTTGTAGGAATTTGACTTTGTAAAATGGGGGTATACCCCAGCAGACTGTCGCATTTTTTTTTATATATATACTCCGGATTTCTCAACAGACACACAGACAGCTTCTAAAGTAACCCACACCTAAATATAAACCCCTTTATACTTTAATTTTTTTTTTATTTACTATATCTAGTAGTATATGTGGGACTACATACAAGATGATTTAACCTCTATAGTGTTTATTGATGAGAAAACCAATACTCTTACTATTAAGATATATGGACTACACAATAAAAAAATTGCAGAACACTTTGCTCAATATACAATGAGCTTATTAGACTTTGATTATAACCCTTCTGCATATAGTATGATAAGCAAAAGAATACACTAAATATGGATATTAAGATTCCTTACACACCTAGAAAACACCAAGCCTTTTTGCACAACAAAATTTCTAAATACAGATGGTCTGTACTGGTTTGTCATAGGCGGTTCGGCAAAACAGTATGTATGATTAATCATTTAATTAGGTCAGCACTACTGTCTAAACAAAAGAATCCTAGATACGCATACATATCGCCAACATTTAAACAAAGTAAATCTATTGCTTGGGATTACATGAAACAGTTTACTGCCAAGATACCTTTTACTAAGTTTAACGAAACAGAGTTAAGGGTAGATTTACCCAATGGTGCAAGAATAACTTTGCTTGGATCAGAGAACTCTGATGGGTTAAGAGGTATCTACCTAGACGGATGTGTAATAGATGAGTATGCCAATGTCCATAGCAAGTTGTTTCCTGAAATAATTAGACCAGCACTATCAGATAGAAAAGGTTACTGCGTATTTATAGGTACACCACAAGGAATGAATAATAATTTTTACGAGCTGTACCAGCACTCACAAGGTGCGGATGATTGGTTTAACTATAAAGCTAAAGCAAGTGAAACTAAAATTGTAGACCCAGAAGAGTTAGTCAAGGCAAAAGAAGTAATGGGAGAAAAGAAGTATCAACAAGAGTTTGAATGTGATTGGATAGCTAACATAGAAGGTGCAATCTATAACGATGCTATTGTTAAGATGGAAGATAATAAACAATTAACAAGAGTACCTTACGATCCTAGTCTACCGGTCTCTACAGCTTGGGATTTAGGAGTGGCGGATCATAGTAGTATTATCTTTTATCAGGAACTAGGTAGAGCTATTAATATTATAGACTACCATGAAGAACGTGGACAAGGATTACCGCACTACATACAGATATTAAAACAAAAAGATTATGTCTACAAAGAACATTTTGCTCCTCATGATATAGAAGTTACAGAGTTTGGTAATGGTAAGACGAGGAGAGAGGTCGCCTATCAATTAGGAATAAGATTTAAAGTTGTTCCAAAACTACCATTAGAAGATGGTATACACGCAACGTCTATGATTTTACCTAGATGCTGGATTGATACAGACCATTGCAAAAAGTTAATAGATGCGTTAAGACATTATCATCGGAAGTATATAGACAAAAATCGTATGTTCCGAAGTAAACCTGTACACGATTGGTCGTCTCATGCGTGTGATGCGATGAGATACTTAAGTGTTGGTTTGCGAGAAATAAAAACTGGACAATCAGCTCCACAAGATGTAGCAGATAACAGTTACCAAATTATATAGGAATTAAATATGGGTTCAATACTTAAACCAAAAATGCCACCTTTACCACCGGTTCAACCACCACCACCAATGCCAGAACCCACAGTATCTGCCGAAGAAAAAGAAAGACTAGCACAAGAGAGAGCAGCAGTAGAAAGAAAAAGACGTGGTAGAAAATCTACAATATTAACAGGATCATTAATGCCAGAAGCTGAAGAAGCGGCAAAAAAAGAAAAAACTTTATTAGGAGATGCATAACATGGGTAGTTCAAGTGCTGGTGCGAGTGGATCAGATGCAGGTTTTGCAAATACAACAAAAGTAACAAACGCAAAAGCTAAACCAAAAAATTCTATTTTAGATTACACTCTAACTGGTCAAATAATAAAAGCGGGTAAAAATTTTTTAGATAAAAGAAATCCGGGATCAAGAATGAATGATCCACAAGGTTTATATGCAGAAGGATTAACTAAAGGATCAAAACCTAATAATAGTAATATGAGTGGTGGTGATAGTGATAACAATAAAACCGCAACTAACGTAGGTGGAAAAATAATTATTGCTCCATCAAAAGCAGAAGTTTCACAAAGCAATGCAACAGATGTAACTTATGATGCAAGAAAAACAAAAGCTAAAGGAAGATCAATGACAATATTAACAAGTTCAAAAGGAGTTCGTAAAGATGACCAAGCTGTTTTAGGAAATAAATCTTTACTAGGAAGAGCATAATGGCAAAAACAGAATTAACAACATCTTTAATATCAAGATTCGATAGACTATCAGGTAGACGACAAAACTGGGAAATACATTGGCAAGAAGTAGCTGATTATATGTTACCAAGAAAATCAGATATTACTAAAAGAAGAAGTCGTGGCGATAAGAGAATGGAAAAAATTTTTGATTCTTCTCCACTACAAGCATTAGAATTATTAGCATCATCTTTACATGGTATGCTTACTAATCCCTCTACAGCTTGGTTTACTTTAAGATATAAAAAAATGGAAGATATGAATGATGACGAAGCAAAACTTTGGTTAGAAGAAGCAACTGAAGTTATGTACAAAGCATTTAACAGATCAAACTTCCAACAAGAAATTTTTGAATTGTACCATGACTTAATTACATTTGGCACAGCTGCAATGTTTATAGAAGAAGATGATGATGATTTATTAAAATTTTCTACAAGACATATAGATGAATTATATATAGCTGAAGATAAAAAAGGTAAAATAGATACAGTTTTTAGAAAATTTAATATGACAGCTAGAACATTAGTTCAAAAATTTGGCAATTCAGTATCTGCTGATGTTAAAACTACATCTGTAAAAAATCCTTATGAAGAAATTAGTGTTATTCATGCGGTCTATCCAAGAGATGATTTTAATCCAAAGAAAAAAGATAAAAAAAATATGCCATTTGAATCTGTATATTTTGAATACAAAGGTGGTAATGAGTTATCTATTTCTGGATTTAAAGAATTTCCTTTTGTAGTTCCAAGATATTTAAAAGCATCAAATGAAGTGTATGGTAGATCACCTGCTATGACAGCATTACCAGATGTTAAAATGTTAAATGAAATGTCTAAGACAACAATCAAAGCTGCACAAAAACAAGTAGACCCACCTTTATTAGTTCCTGATGATGGTTTCTTATTACCTGTAAGAACAGTTCCCGGTGGATTAAATTTTTACAGAAGCGGCACAAGAGATAGAATAGAACCATTGAACATTGGCGCAAATAATCCATTAGGTTTAAATATGGAAGAGCAAAGACGAAATGCAATTCGAGGTGTGTTTTATGTTGATCAATTAATGATGAGAGATGGTCCACAAATGACAGCAACAGAAGTTATCCAAAGAAACGAAGAGAAGATGAGATTACTTGGACCAGTATTAGGAAGATTACAATCGGAATTATTACAACCCCTTATTGATAGAGTATTTAATATTCTATTAAGAAACAACCAGTTTGCTCCACCACCTGAATCTTTATCCGGTGTTAATATAGATATTGAATATGTTTCTCCTTTGGCAAAGGCACAGAAATCCACAGAGCTTCAATCTATTATAAGAGCTGTTGAAATACTTGGAAGTTTAGCTAATGTAGCTCCTGTATTTGACTATGTAAATTTTGATAATTTAGTTAAGCACGTTGCCGATATTGTTGGTATGCCACAAAAATTATTAAAGTCTCAAGGTGAAGTACAAGAAATGAGAAACGAACAAGCACAACAACAACAGGAGCAAATGCAGATGCAACAAGCACAACAAGTGGCTAAGATGGCAGGAGATGCTGCACCACTTGCTAAAGCTCTTCCAGAAGAAGCTAAAGCTATTGTAAATGCTACAGAATAAATATGGGTCAAGCAAAGAATAAAGAAAAGAACTTTGAGAAATATGTTCAAGGTTTAAAAAAAAACTACCAATACATATTTAATACAGACGAAGGTAAACAAGTTATGTCTGATTTAGAAAAAAGATGTCATCATCATACTACCACTAATATAAAAGGTGATAGTCATGAGAGTGCATATATGGAAGGACAACGTAGCATCCTTCTATTTATTAAAGCAATGCTACTTAACGATAATGAAAAGGATAAATAAAAATGTCATCAGAACAGATAACACAGGAAACTGTGCCTGTAGAAAAGACAGAAACTACAGAACCACAAGCAACAATAGCTAGTGTTGCAAAAACAGATACACCTGTATCACCAACAACAGAACAACCAGTAGCTGCTAAATCTTGGAAAGAAGCAATTTCTCAAGAGTTTAGAAACGATCCCAACATAGAAAAGTTTACAGAGATAGATGCACTTGCAAAGTCATACATCAATGCAACTCAAATGATTGGAAAAGATAAAGTTGCTGTACCAAATAAAAACTCAACTGAAGAACAATGGAATGAAGTATTTGATAAATTAGGTAGACCAGCTTCCGCTGATAAATATACTTTAGATGTTAAATCTGATGTTGTTCCATTAAATGAATCAGATGTAAAACAATTTGCTCAAAACGCACACAAGTTAGGTTTAAGCAATAAACAAGCTCAAGGTGTTTTAGAGTTTTATAAAAGTAATATGGAAACAAATGCTCATCAATCAAAAGTTGATGCAGAAACTTCTCAAGTCCAAGCTGAACAAGAGTTAAGAAAAGAATGGGGAAGAGATTTTGACGCAAATGTTAAAAGAGCTGGAGCATTAGCTAAAGCCAATTTAAATACTGAGATACTTGATCTTGAACTTAAAAATGGAATGAGAGTAGGAGATCATCCAGAAATGATTAAAGGTTTTGCTAAGATTGCTAATTTATTAACTGAAGATAAAATTATGTCTCCAGAAGATGAAAACGCATCTAAAACAAGCGATATTGAATCAGAAATATCTTCTATTATGGATAACAAAGAAGGACCATACTGGAACAAACAACATCCAGATCATGATAAAATGGTACAACAAGTTTATACATTAAGAGAAATGCTAACTAAATAAAAATTTTAATCCCTTGTTTTTTTTAATAAATTAAGATAAGGGATTATTAGTAGGACAATTCGCAAGAACCCTATTGACGAGAAGGAAGAGACTTCTAGTCTAAAAGACTTTAAATCCAAGAATTGCCTACTTATTTTAAGTGGATAACCTTTCTGTTTTAATAATAACAATAACAATAAATGGAGAGACAATTATGTCATCACAAATAACAACAGCTTTTGTACAGCAGTATTCTGCTAACGTACAAATGCTATCTCAACAAATGGGATCGTTATTAAGAGACAAAGTTCGTGTTGAATCTATCGTTGGAAAAAATGCATATTTTGACCAAGTAGGTTCAGTAACTGCTCAACTTAAAACAAGTAGACATTCAGACACTCCGCAAATAGACACTCCTCACTCAAGAAGAAGAGTATCTCTTGCAGATTATGAATTTGCTGATTTAATTGATCAACAGGACAAAGTACGTCTTTTAATTGACCCTACATCATCTTACGCACAAGCCGCTGCTTATGCAATGGGGAGAGCAATGGATGATGTTATTATATCTGCTGCAACTGGTACAGCTTTCACAGGCGAAACTGGTTCTGGAACAGAAACTGCACAAACTGCAATCGCAGCTAATGTTGGTTCAACTACAGGATTAAACATTCCTAAATTAGCAAAAGCTAAAGAAACTTTTGATAAAGCGGATGTTGATCCTTCAATTCCAAGACACCTTATCGTGTCTCCGGAGCAGATTAATAATCTTTTAAACGTAACCGAAGTTACAAGTTCAGATTTCAATACTGTTAAAGCACTCGTGCAAGGCGATATTGATACTTTTCTTGGCTTCAAATTTACAGTTTCCAATAGACTTGCAAAAGCTGGCAATGATAGAACTTGCATAGCTTTCGCACAGGATGGAATCACTCTAGCAATAGGCAAAGATGTAAATGCAAGAATAGACGAAAGAGCAGACAAATCGTATGCTACTCAAGTTTACTACTGCATGAGCATTGGTGCTACTAGAATGGAGCAATCTAAAGTTCTTGGTATAACTTGTACAGAAGCATAATAGGAGGAAAATATGGCTACAGTTTATTCAATACAAAAGACTAAATGGGATCAGAATGTTCCTTCTGAAAAAATAGAGACTACAGAATTAGCAGGTAGAGTAAGAGTTGCTTTCGCAGAATACGAAGCAGCTTCTCTAGCGATTAATGATGTTATCCAAATGTTTAATTTACCGAATGGTGCAAGAATTGTATCTGGTAGATTAGCACATGATGCTTTAAATAGTTCAACTCAATTATCAGTTGGTTATGCAGCACATACTAATTCAGCAGGTTCTACTGTTGCTTTAGATGCTGATGCTTACAAAGCTGCGGCAAGTTCTGCTTCAGCTTCAGCTGCTAATGTTGCGAACACTATTGCATTAGGAGAAAACTCTATTGTAGATGCTAATAAAGACGGGTTACCTGTCTCTATTACTCTTACAGGAGCAGTCGCTAGTGGAACGATTCAGCTTACAATGTTTTACGTTGTAGACTAATCTAACATTAGTTAAAATTATAGAATTTTAGGCGGTGAAAGCGAGAGTGGAAGCCGCCTAGAATGCTTAAAGTAAAAACATAATAGGAGAAACATGAGCTTATATAGAAATATAAACGCAAGAAAAAAAGCAGGTACGTCAAGACCAAAATCAAAATCAACAATATCAGCTAAAGCATATAAAAACATGAAAGCTGGTTTTCCAAAAAAGAAAAAATCTTAACACATGGCATCAGTAGTAGACATATGTAATGGAGCATTAAACCAACTAGGTGCTACTACTATACTTTCATTAACAGAGGATTCTAAAAACGCAAGACTTTGTAATGCAAGGTATACTCAAGTAAGAGATGCGTTATTTAGAAGTCATGCTTGGAACTGTTTACAAGTAAGAGCATCATTAGCAAAAGATGCAACAGCTCCGGCATGGGGATTTACAAGTCAATTTACACTACCAGCTGATTGTTTAAGATTACTTTACATTATAGATTATGATTCTAATTACAAAGTAGAAGGTAGAAAAATTTTAAGTGATACAGATACAATGAAAATTTTATATGTTTCAAGAGTTACTGATCCAAATGTATACGATGAATTATTAAGAGAAACATTATCAGCTGCTTTAGCAGCAGACATAGCATACGGAATTACATCATCTAATCCTGTTGCAACAAACATGAATACGTTGTTTCAAGATAAATTAAGAGATGCTAGGTTTGTAGATTCTACCGAAGGTCAAAACACATCACCTGATCTTGGAATGACAGATGCTATAGATGCTAGTACGTTTGTAAATATAAGGTACTAAACTATGGCACGAGTTGCAGTACAACTAACTAACTTCACAGCTGGTGAACTTTCACCACGATTAGATGGTCGTAATGATTTATCTAAATACTCATCAGGTTGTACTAAATTAGAAAATTTTATTATCTATCCTCATGGTGCGGCAGCAAGAAGATCAGGAACAAGTTTTGCAGCTGAAGTTGCTAATAGTGCAAACAAAACAAGGTTAATGCCTTTTGAATTTTCTACAACTCAAACTTATATGCTTGAATTTTCTAATTTAAAAATTAGAGTTTTTAAGGATAGTAGTACAGTATTTGAAGCTAACAAAACTATTACCGCAGTTACAAAAGCTAATCCAGCAGTAGTTACTTCTAGTGGTCATGGTTATTCTAATGGTGATGAAATAAAAATTACTAATGTTGTAGGTATGACAGAACTAAATGAAAAAAGATATTTAGTTGCAAACAAAACTACTAATACATTTGAATTAACAGATAAAGATGGAACTAATATTAACAGCACTAATTTTACAACTTATGCATCCGCAGGAACAGCAAACAAAGTTTTTGAAATAACAACACCTTATACAACTGCACAACTTTTTGATATTAAATTTGTTCAATCAGCTGATGTTATGTATCTATGTCATCCATCACATCCACCAGCTACTTTATCAAGAACAGGAGATATTAGTTGGACATTAGCAGATGTTGTTTTTACAAAAGGACCATTTCAAGATGCTAATATTACAACAACAACTTTAACACCTTCTAATGCATCTACAGGATCAAGAACTATTACAGCTTCAGCAACAACAGGTATTAATAATGGTTCTGGTTTTTTATCTACTGATGTAGGCAGGTTTATTCATTTTAATGATGGTTATGGAACAATAACAGCTGTCGGCAGTACAACAAGTATTACAGTAGATGTTACTACAGCTTTTGCAAACACTAACGCAATAACTGCTTGGCATTTAGGATCATTTTCTAACACTACAGGATTTCCAGCTTGTGTTACTTTCTTTGAACAAAGATTAGTATTTGCAGGAACAACTAACCAACCTCAAACTGTATTCTTTTCTAAATCAGGAGATTACGAAAATATGGATGCAAACATAGGCGGTACTGTAGCTGATAGTGATGCTATTATTTATACTATTGCATCTAATCAAGTTAATGCAATTAGATTTATGACAGCAACTAGAACTCTAGTTATTGGTACAGCAGGTGGTGAGTTTTCTGTATCAGGCGGTGGTACAGATAGTGCAATTACACCTACTAACATATTAATTAAAAAACAATCTAATCATGGTGCATCTAATTTAGATGCTGTTTCAGTAGGTAACGTAACTTTATTTTTACTAACGTGCTAGAAGAAAAATTAGAGAGTTAGCTTACAACTTTTGATGTAGATGGTTATCTAGCACCAGACATGACTATTCTATCAGAACATATTACAGAAGGTGGACTATCACAATTAGCTTATCAACAAGAACCTAATCAAATTATATGGGGAGTGCGTGGTGATGGAGAACTTATTGGATTAACTTATCAAAGAGAACAAGAAGTATTAGCTTGGCATAGACATATATTTGGTGGAATATTTGGTATACCAAAAATTACAGTTAGTGATTATGCAAATATTATAACAGGAACAAGAATTGTAATTACAAAATCAGATGGCACAGAAATTACTTTTACGTCTACAACAGGTACAGCTTCTGCTCAACAATTTAAAACAGAGACTAACAATGACACAACAGCTACTAATTTAAAAAATTCTATTAATACTGCTAACACAGCATCATCAACTGGTGTAACAGCTACAGTTAGCGGTTCTGTAATTACTTTAACAGAAGTTGAACCAACAGGTTTAAGTTATTTAACAATAAAAAGTTTTGATGAAACAAGATTAACAAGTGTTAGTCAAAGTAAACCAGTTTGTGAAAGTGTTGCAGTTATTCCTACTGATAATGACGAATATCAAACTTGGGTTATTGTTAAAAGAACAATTAATAATATTACAAGAAGATATGTAGAATTTTTAAATACTTTTAAATTTACAGCTACAGATAATACAACATTTAATTTTTTAGATAGTGCGGCTTCATATAGTGGTGCAGCAGCTACTACTATTTCTGGATTAGATTATTTAGAAGGTCAAACTGTTAATATTTTATCTAATGGNTCAACACANGNNACTAGAATTGTAAGCAATGGTGCAATAACTTTAGAGAAAGCATCTACTAATGTTAAAGTAGGACTTGGTTATCAATCTATTTTACAAACTATGAGACTTGATGCTGGTTCTCAAAACGGAACATCACAAGCTAAAACAAAAAGAATATATGAAATTACATTAAGATTATTTGAATCTATTGGAGTAGAAGTAGGTGGTAATTTAAATGATATGGAAAGAGTACCATTTAGAAAATCATCTGATGTAATGGATCAAGGACTACCAACATTTAACGGAGATAAAACTGTAGAGTTTAGAGGCAACTATGATACAGATGGATTTATATTTGTAAGACAAACACAACCTTTGCCTTTAACTGTTTTATCTTTATACCCGGATTTACAAACTAATGACTAATAAATTAAATATAGTTCCTTATACTTTTGAGCATGGCAGATTTATATTTTCTTGCCAAGCTAATTATAAAATTTTAGAAAGTGATGCTGAATTTGTAACATTACAAGGTGATGCAAAAAATTTAGAACAAAAAAATCTAGCTTTTACAGGATTAATAGGTAATACACCTATATTTTCAGCAGGAATGAAAATGGTGTGGGGTCAAGTTGCTGAAGGTTGGGTTATTGCTACGAATGATATGTGGAAATATCCTTTAGCCACAGCAAGAGCTATTAAAAAAGATTTTGCTAGAGTTGCAAAAGAACATAATATACAAAGAGTACAAACAGGCATTAGGAAAGACTTTAAACAAGGCATTAGATTTGCAGAGTGGCTAGGTTTAGAAAGAGAAGGTTTAATGAGAAAATGGGGATTTGACGGATCAGATCAATATATGTATGCGAGGTTATTTTAATGAGTGTTGCTCAAGCATTTACAATCGGAACAGCAGTTGTACAAGTTAAACAACAAAGTGCTATTGGTAAATTTAATCAAAGAGTTGCAGAAAGAAATGCAGCTATTCTTGAATATGAAGCAGAAAAAATAGATAAACAAGCTGAGTTTGATATTGCAAGATTTGACGAACAGTATCGAAAATCAGTAGGAACAGTAGAAGTTGCTTTAGCAAAATCTGGTGTTGTTATAGATAGCGGTTCTGGAGCAAGAATTACAGAAGCTAATGAATTAGAAAAAGAAATGCAAAATAAAATTACAAGATATAATGCAGATGTTAGTATAGCTAATAAAATGGAAGAAGCAAAATTTTCAAGAATACAAGGACAAATAGCTAAAAACGCAGCACGTTTAGCAAATATACAAACAGTAACTAAAGCTGGAACAAGTTTATTAGCTACAAGTAACTTTGGTAAGAAAAAAATTACTGATTACTTTCCTAAAAGAGATCAAGGTATATTAGTGGGGGATATGTAATGCCAAAGATACCTACATTTACATCTGAAGCAAGACCCACAGCAACTGTTGGAAGTGCTAAATCTAATTTACAAATTCCTTTATCACAAACTTTTGCTAATGCTATTTCACCTCTAACTGATTATGTAGTTAAAAAAGCAGTAGAAACAAACGATACACAAAACAGAGCTGAAGCATTAAGATTAGAAAATGATTACATTAGAGAAATTCAACAAGTTAATGATTATATTAATAACGATAGTGTTTTAGGGGTAAACAAAGAAGCAGCTAATGCTTATTATAAAGAAAAATCTAATGCTTTAATTTCTAAATATCAATTACAAGCTACTAATGATGCTAGTAGAACTTTATTTACTAATAATGCTTTAGGAGAAGTACAAAAAAGTATTTTTAGAATTGAAAAACAAATAGATAAAAATGTTTTTACACAATTAAATAATCAAGTATCTGAAAAAGAAAATTATTTATTATCCCAAGCTCTTATAGGAGAAAATAGCGAATTTGATTATGGTGTATTACAAACTGATTTAATTAAATTATATACAGATGCTTATACTGGTAAAATACCAGCTCCAGATTTACAAGATATGATTAATAATATTCCTTCTCTTGTGCAAACTTTTGAAGCTAATAGAGATATAGGCAATGATGCTAGATTAGCTTTTACAGAATTAAATTTAGGAACTAACAGCACTTTATATCCAGATATAAAATTAGAAGAAAGACAAAAATTAATTAAAAGTGCTAAAGGAATATTAATACCAGAAATTCAAGAAGAATGGAAAAATTATGTTGCAGCAGCTGCTTTAGGTAAAGAACCAGTACCTTTTAATTTAGCATTTGCTAAAAAAATATTACCACCAAAAACTATTGCGTTAATGAATAACCAATTAAAAGTTATAGATAAAACAATTAAAAATACTACAATTTTAAATTCAACACCTAATAAAGAATTAAGCAAATCTTTTGATGATATTATAGCTGAAATAGATGGACAAGTTAAATCTAAGACTATAGATTTTATTACAGGTGAAAACAAAAAAAAATATTATACTGAAATTGTTGCTACAAGAGAAGAAGCATTAAAAACAGACCCTGCATCTTTCATCTTAAAAACAAATGATTCTATTAGAGAACTAGCAGATCAAATTGCTAATGAAACAAATCCTGAATTAATTAATGAAATGCAAAATGATTTAGCAAATAGATTAGTAGAAGAACAAATAAGATTAGGTGTGCCATCTTACAATGTTAAAGTTATGCCAGTAGATCAAGCTGAAAACTGGGTTAATAATTATTTAAACGGAGATGAAAATATGAGAGTTGCAATGTTACAAACATTAAATGCTCAATTTGGAGAAAACAATGCAGCAGCTATGATTCAATTACTAGAAGCTGGTTTACCTACAACTGCTGAACTATCTTCATATTTTAACAATCCTAATATTACTAAAATATTTTTAAGTTTTGACGATGATAAAGAAAAAGAGAGATTAAAAAAATTTGGTAAAGATAATGATACTGGTTTTAATTTTAATACTTTAAGAAATGATATTAGATCAAATTCAGATATTAAAAATTTTGAAAATATAGTGGCTCTTAATGGTGGTGAAAACAGTTCTAT